GGGCACGACCGCGATTCAGTCGCACAACGTGCCTGCGACATCGACGGAATGCGCCATCAATGGCTTGCCGTCCGGCAACTACACCATGAGTGTGGCCGCTGCCGGCCCGATGGCGCGATCGGGAGAGGTGACGATCACCGTCAGCATCAACGGCCCACCCATTCCGGAAAGCTGTGTGGTGCAGTCCTCGATCGACAACATTGTGCTGATTCCGAGCAATGCACAGAACGGGCTGAATGGCGGTACCTATGAGTATTTCTTCAGCACGTCGCCGACTGCTACTTCGGATGACGCCGAGTATTTAGGGCAGGGGCTTTCTTTTACGCACACTGGTCTGGGGTTTTGGACGAACTACTACTATTTCATCCGCTCCTCCAATGCGTACGGGAAAAGCTCTTTCCTTTACGTTCCGGCCCAGACCTCAAACGATGTTTCGGCATACATGGCCGCCATGGCGGGAAAAGTTGGACGCACGGAACTGGGGCAGGACATTGTCGATGAGATCGACAAAATCCCTGGCCTTCAGGATCAGATCGATGATCTGTCAAACCCGATGCTTTACGAGAAGACGGATTCATATCTGGCCGGAGCCGTCGTTTATCAAGGTGATCGCTTATATCGGGCCAAGCAGGATGTTCCTGCCGAACCGGGCGGCGCCAACGCGCCACCGAACGCGACCTACTGGGAAGATATTGGTCAGATATTGCAGCAGGCAAACGCCCTTGCCGCGCAGGTTTCTGAAAACACGCTGAAGATAGACCAGCAAGGCGATCAACTCAGCGCTCAAGCCTCAAAGCTGGATGGCGTGTATGTCCAAGTGAACCCAGCTCTGGCCGGAGACACAACAGGCTTTGCTGGATCGGATCAGGTCTATATCGGTGTCTGGTCAGAACAGTCGGCTCGCCTTGAGGATGGCGTTGCCACCGCGCGGCGCGTCGATACAGTGCAGGCAGAGGTCAACAAGAACAGCGCCACTGTCCAAACGGTGAGCCAGTCCGTCGCCACTCTGGATGGCAAGGTATCTACAAGTTGGTCTGTGAAGATGCAGGTCGCGGCGAACGGACAGTACGTAGTGGCAGGGGTCGGCCTAGGCATCGAAAATGGGCCTGCAGGCCTTCAGAGCCAGTTCCTCGTCAGTGCCGACCGATTCGCGATAGTCAATTCCATAGCAGGCGGAGCCATAACCATTCCGTTTGCGGTGGAAGGCGGGCAGGTGTTCGTCAACAGCCTGCTGGTCAAAGACGGCTCCATCGTGAATGCGAAAATAGGCGCATTCATCCAGTCTGATAACTTCGTATCGGGCGTCCAAGGCTGGCGGCTGGATAAGCTTGGAAACCTAGAGTTCAACGGGCCGGCGCCTGGCGGGGGGCGTTTAACAATGACCAATCGGGCGATCAAGGTGTTTGACCAAAACGGAGTTAAACGGGTGCAGCTTGGAGATCTCGACGCATGAGTTATGGCGCAATGGTCTGGGACGGTAATGGCAATCTCTCGATGGGCACCAACAGCTTCACCTATCAGGTGATCTGGCAGGGCGTGATTGATTTCAGCGGGTCTGTGCCCAGCTACACAATCGCTATCCCCGGCTTCAATCCGGCCAACTGTGTGTTCATGATCATCCCGACGAGAGCACAGGACGTGCAGCCATCCGAGAATGACTCGTCGGGAAATCTCAGGTCCTACCCTTACGTGACGACGGCTGTGGGTCAGGTTGTGGTTTTGCCGAAAAACCCATCTGCTACAACAGGGCTGCAGTCGAAAGTTGTTTCGAAGGCCTATGCCATAAGGTTCGCCACATGAGCTTCGGATTTCAGAGCATGAATGACAATGCCTTTGTACAGATCGACTCAGAAGCGCCGCGTCTATGCATGCTTTCAAGGGGGACTTATGCCGGCGTGGCCAATGCGACTGCCACCTTCACCAGAGCTGTGACCAGTCAGGATCCTCCGCTGGTCTTCATCCGCCCAGATCAGACCGGAGTCATTCAGGTGCCGTACTCGGTGTGGTTCACGGGCGGCCCGGGGAACTGGACCGGTTTCTCGATGAATGCCTCGAAGGTCAACGAGTCGCTAAGCGGGCAGTATTTCGTCGCGGCCTGGGCATCAATGGGCACGGCTACATATGGTTTGCGCCTGTGGGATCCGAACGGCGTTCTTTGCTACGACAGCGGTGCGCCGGCAGTCGTAGTCACGTTTGCAGCGGGCAACTGGACTTATCTTGGCGTGGAGCAGCTCACCGTGAGTCAGCGCTATATCTGGGGTATCGCCAAAGCCATGGGGGCGGGCGAGTACGTTTCCATCAATCCTTTCACCATGACCTGCCACAACAACTCTTCAGGCGGCAGTTGCGCGCTGGGCGTCGACTACGCGAACAACCGAATCCTGATGTATAGCCTCGCCTCGAACGCCTGGACGGATCAGGGGCACCGCCCATTTCTTTGCGCCAAATTGCTGGCCTGAGTACACCAACCATATAAAGGAAAACCATGGCAAAGCAGACGATCAATCTCGGCACTGCTCCTACGGGTGTGGGCGGCGATACGCCGCGCAGTGCATTTACCAAAGCGCAAGCCAACTTCGATGAGCTGTATGTCGCTCTGGGCGCGGCCGGTAGTCCTGCCAGTCTTCCGGCAGCAATTCCAGTTGCTCAAGGCGGCACTGGTGGTAACACGCAGGCCACGGCCAGATCGGGGCTTGGTCTTGGCTCTGCCGCAATAGTTGATGTTGTAGGTCTAATGACTAACAACGCAATCATTGAAAAAGGAAGTAACGCTAGTGGTAATTGGACCAAGTTCTCTGACGGCACAATGATTTGCACTTTGACGTACGCAATCGTTATCAACATAACTACGGCATACGGCGCTGTATTTTATGGTGCGGTTCCTAGCCTGGCTTTTTCACAGACCTTTATTGCGGTTCCGTCATTATCCTATCAAGTTAAAATCCCCGGCGGCGGCGGTTGGCTTGGCCGAGATGACTCTGTAAATACGGGCGCTACAGGAGGATCAATTATTGTGTCGCCAGTGTCTAGACCCTCTCAAAACGTAGTTATGGACTACATCGCAGTAGGCCGCTGGAAAGCCTGATTGAATAACCGGAGAATGTATGGAAATAAACTTAATACCTCAGCGCCGGGAAGACACACTTGAAGTAATCAAGAGTGGTGATGTTCTTACAGTGAACGGTGAAGTTTTTGACCTTTCGCCGATTGGGGAAGGTGACACGCTTCCGGCCGCCGCCGTAAAGTCGATTTGGTTCTGGGACAAAGTTGAGCGCATCGACGGCGAGCTGATCCTGACACTGCTCTTCCCTAACCCTTGGAACTACAGCCAAGAGCAGGCTTTCCCGGTGCCGCTTGTGGACGTGCCTGATGGTCCTGTCGTTTTCCCTGCACCCTTGCCAATCACTGAAGCGGATTCGCCAGCCGAGGTCTCTCAATGAACATTGACTGGAGCCAACTCATCACCAAAACCATGAAGGACGCAGCGATTCAAGCTGCGCAACTGTCTGCGGCAAAGGCAGATCTCGCGGGACGCAATGCCAGGGCTCTGACGCAGATCACCCGTATTCAGGACCGCGTCGATACGATCGGTTTCGGCATTGATATCGGCGAGGCCACTGCAGAGGAAGAGGTCGAGCAAGCCGCATTAATTGTCACGCTCAGGGCCTGGAAAAAATACAAGTATGACCTCGGCAAGGTGACGACCCAGCCGACCTGGTACCAGGCGCCAGTTTGGCCAGTTGAGCCACCGATCCCGGAAATCATCGCCGCGCCGTTGCTGAGTGAGTCAGACGCGATCTGAATTTAGCTGAACACCGAAACCCGCCAGTGAGCGGGATTTTTTTTGCCTGGAGAAAAGTGATGCCAGTAACCGATAAAGACCGCGACATCCTCGCACGCACGCTGTGGGGTGAGGCGCGGGGCGAAGGGGCGGCCGGCCAGATCGCCGTGGCGTGGACGATCCGCAACCGCGTCTTCGATGGAAAGGAGAAGTCGTGGTGGGGAGAGGGCTATGCCGGCGTCTGCCTGAAGTCTTACCAGTTCAGCTGCTGGAACAAGACCGACCCGAACTATCAGTTCCTGATCGGCGTGAAGCAGATCCCGTTCCGCGAGCTGGCGCA